ACAGTAGAGAAGACTAAAGCAGTAGCGAGGGATAAGTAATGTTTAACTTTGGTTTTGATCCTGAACAGTTTGCTTCCTTGGGTAGCTCTTTTGACGAGCCTGATCCTTTTGTAGAACAAAACGATTACTCAGGTCGTACAAACTTAGCAGAGTTTCACGATACTGCTTATACCGCAATGCAGAACAATAAAGATGGCTATGAGTATAACCGTCCTAATCCTTTTACGGGAGACATTAATCTCCAAGCTTACCAAGGATCATATATTACTCCTGTTGTAAACGAATTAAAAGAAGGAAGGTACACCGCTTTCCAACAACAAGAAGAAGGTGCTATAACTAAAGAGCAGATAGCCCAAGGCATTATGGACAACATGCAAGGCGCTTACGTTGCGGATAATCCTATTACACAGGATTTTCTTGATAACCCTACTTTTGACGCAACAAAACTTTATATGAACACTGGCGGTCAGTCTGTATTTATGCATGCTATGGGCCTAGACCCTACCGTATTGAGGGAAATGGAGGCTAAAGGCAAGTTCGTTGATGTTAGCGGAGGAAGGTCTAAGTTTGGTGACTACAGTATGGCATGGGTTGAGAACCCTAAAGGGCCTAGTGGTTGGGACAAAGCTTTAAATAACCCTGTAGTTAACTTTGCAGCCGCAGTTTCAGGATTGCCTGCGATACTGGCATTAAGTGCAGCTAAAGCCGCTAATGGACAGGCGCTTACCACAGAAGATTACGCATCTATGGCACTAGCGGGTTTTGCTGAACTAGGAGGGGCAGACCTTTTGTCTGAAGCAGTAGGCGCTCCTGACGGATTGTTGAGTCTAGGCAACACAACAGCAGAAGGAATGTCATACATAGACGCTATAAATTTAGCCTCCGTAGCTGTAAATTCAGCAGAAGAATCAAATGGAGAAGAAGAAGAAGAACTTCAAACTGCCATAGACATTATTAACAACACAAACGACACAATAAATCAAACTGGTGTTACCCCTGATTTGCCTACTGTAGAAACAACGCCTGTAGTTCCTGACATTGTTCAAGAGCCTATAGTAGCAGATGAGCCAGACGCAGGAGAAATAGAGCAGCCTACCGTTCCTCCTGTAGTTGAAGAAACTGTTACAGAAGCAGAAGAAGACCAAAACGGTGGAGGTGCGGAAGACGGTTCTACTTCTACAGGTGCTGATGGAGAAACAGGTGGTGAAGCAGGCGGGGACACAGGTTCTCCATCTTTAGACACTACAAATGGTAACGAAACTGTTGAAACAACTCCTCCTCCAATTTTAAAAGGCGGTGGCAGCTACGAAGGCAGAGTGCTTGAAGATGCTAACGGATTGCCCCATCGTTTTGACGATAGACAAGCCAGTTTGGACGATTTTCTTGAAGAAGGTAGAGCAGTTCTTATTGATTCCTCTGACGAAAGTGTTTGGGGTGAGTCAGGAACTTTTAAGATTGTAATAGGTGGTTGGGAATACGATATTGACTGGGATAAAGGCTCTTATGAAAAGGTTGCACTTCCTACAGAAGATGGTGTTCAAGACAATCCTGAACTTGAGGAAGAATCCCCTATAGATTTTGCGGGCGTAGACGATCTTTTTGAAGATACAACTATAGATACAGAAACAGGAGAAGGGAGCAGTATAGAGACTGGTGAAGGCACAGGTGCTGCTGATGGCTCCGCAGGCGGTGCAGGAACAGGTACAGGCACAGGTGCTGTTACAGGCACAGATGGCACAGGAGCGTCTACAGGAGGCTCTACAGGCGCAGATGGTTCAACAGGCACAGGAACTAACGATGGAATAGACACTGGTGATGGTGACGTTGATACAGGTACTGGTGATGGGACAGGAACAGGCACTGGCACAGGTGATGGTACAGGCTCTGGTGACGGCTCTGGTGATGGTAATGGTGACGGCTCTGGTGATGGTAATGGTGACGGCTCTGGCTCTGGTATAGGCATAGGCTCTGGCGGTATGCTTGACCCACAACGAACTACTAACGACTTGTTCTTTAAAGAGTTGTTTCAGATGAACACACAGGCTAGAGATACACAGCAGATCGTAAGGGCAGGACAGCCTTTACAAACATTTCAACAACGACAACAACAGCTACAGTCCGTAAACAGGCCGCAATTAGGTATGTTAACAGACCCTGAACTGTTCAAAAGGTATAGATTATAATGACATACTTACAACTAGTTAACAGCGTACTACGCAGATTGCGGGAAGATGAAGTATCCTCAGTCGCTCAGAACAGCTACTCTAAACTTATAGGAGAGTTTGTTAACGACTCTAAAAGAACTGTTGAGGATGCGTATGATTGGACAGCCTTGCGTAATACACTCACTGTTACCACACAGTCAACAGCTTTTAACTACACATTGCTTGGTTCAGGTAATCGTATGAAGATACTGGACGTTGCTAACGATACGTCTAACTTCTTTATGCAGTACCGTACCTCACACTGGATGAACAATGCTTTCCTGATTGATGATGCACCTACAGGTGTTCCTCAGTTCTACAGCTTTAACGGTGTGGATGGCAATGGAGACAACGGTGTTGACTTGTATCCTAAACCTGACGGTGTGTATCAGGTACGCTTTAATGTTGTGTTACGTACTGCTGACTTTACTGAAGACGATACTAAAGTCTTTGTACCTACTTCTCCTGTCATTCAACTAGCCACTGCACTAGGCGCTAGAGAGCGTGGAGAAACAGGCGGTACAAGTGCTGCTGAACTGTTTGCTCTTGCTGATAGGACGCTAGCTGATGCTATTGCCTTTGATGCTGCTCAACACCCTGAAGAAACTATCTGGTATTCTTAAATGGCTCAACAACTACAGAACATTACAGTAGCTGCTCCAGGATTTATGGGGCTAAATACACAAGAGTCACCCATTGGTGGTGATCCTTCGTTTTCCTCCGTAGCTGACAACTGTGTTATAGATAAGTTAGGACGCATAGGCGCACGTAAAGGTTGGGACGCTGTGTCAGGTAACGGTGCTGCTGTACTAGGTAGCAGTCGTGGCATAGAGACAGTCTTTGAGTTTGTGGACACTAGCGGTAGCAAGGTTGTCATATCTGCGGGTAACAACAAGATATTCAAAGGCACTAGTACACTGGTTGACATCACTCCTAACGGCTACTCTCCTTCTGGGAACAACTGGAAGTGTGCTACCTTTAACAACCACCTCTACATGGTTCAGTCTGGTCATGTACCCTTGATTGCTACAGACGATTCAGGCTCCTTTGTAATGGAGGCTATCACTGCTCACACAGGATACTCAGGCACTGTACCACAGGGCAACGAAGTCCTTGCTGCCTTTGGTAAGCTGTGGATTACAGACGTTGTAGGCAACAAGCACACTGTGTACTGGAGTGACACTCTTGACGGTTCTAAGTGGACAGGCGGCACATCAGGTAACTTAAACCTCACAACAGTATGGCCTACAGGTAACGATGAGGTAGTGTCTCTAGCTGCACACAACAACTTCCTAGTAATCTTTGGTAAGAAGTCTATTGTTATATACTCAGGTGCTTCTGTTCCTGCAACGATGGTCTTAGCTGACACAGTAGAGGGCGTAGGTTGCGTAGCAAGAGACTCAGTGCAACACACAGGTACTGACATCTTGTTCCTGTCTGACTCAGGTGTACGTAGCTTTAGCAGGACTATCCAAGAGAAGTCTATGCCTATGCGTGACATCAGTAAGAATGTGCGTACTGACCTTACCTCTCTTATACCACTACAGTCTAACGCTATCAAGTCTTTGTACAGTGCTAATGAAGCCTTCTACTTGTTAACTTTTCCTAGCAGCGATGTGACGTACTGCTTTGACATGCGGTCGCCTTTGCAAGATGGGTCACAAAGAGTAACTACTTGGTCAGGTCTAAACCCTTTAGCATTGGCTACTACGGAAACAGGTGACATATACTTTGGTATTTCTTCAGGTATTGTTAAATATAACGGCTACCTAGACGGTGCAGCTAAATACCAGATGCGTTACTTTAGCAATCCTATGGACTTTGGTAACGCCTCTAACCTAAAGTTCCTGAAGAAGTTTAACATTACTATTATTGGTGGTCAGAACACTAGCTCTACATTAAATTGGGGCTATGACTACACCACTGACTTTACTAAGCAGGTGTTTAACTTAACTGGCTCAGTCAACGCTGCTGAGTATGGTGTTTCTGAGTACAACACAACTGCTGAGTATACAGCTTCGGCTATTATCAACACACCAAAAGTTAACACTAGCGGTAACGGTGAAGTAGTTACCATTGGTCTTGAGACTGAAATAAATGACTCAGCTTTTTCTATTCAAAAAATTGACATACACGCAATACTAGGGAGACTCATCTAATGTCCAACTATACAAAGACCACTAACTTTGCCACTAAGGATGCTCTCAGTTCAGGTAATGCTGCTAAGATTGTCAAAGGAACAGAGATAGACACAGAGTTTAATAACATAGCTGTAGCCAGTGCTACTAAAGCTAACACTGCTAACGCTGCCCTAACAGGGACTACTACAGCCGTCACTGTAAACATATCAGGTACTCTTACGGCTGATACAATAACTGGAGGAGCATACTGATGCCAGGATTTATGGATTACTTAACAGGTGGTGGGCTAGGTGACATACTAGGTGCTGCGGGTGGCTACGCTTTAGGAACAAAGAACATTGAAGGCGCTCAACAGCTTGGTCAGAACATACAAGCAAGCACTGGTGCTTTAGCAGACAAAGCACGTTCTGATACTACATTTCAGCCTTATGCTGTTACTAGCGGTTTAGCTAATGTAAACACTAACGCGCAGGGAGGATTTGATCTTAATCTATCACCTGAACAGCAGGCTTTGCAACAACAGCTAATGGGTAGCGCAGGCCAACTATCTGGTAACTTAGGTGGGCAGTATGACCCAAGAGTAGGGCAAATAGGTGGACAAGCTTACGGCCAAGCACAGAACTTCTTAGGTCAAGCAGGGCAATATGATCCTACTGTTTCGGCTCAAAGACAAGCTCTGGGCGGTATGTTTAATCAACAGCTTGGTCAGAACATGGGAATGTCCCCTGAACAACGCCAAAGCGACATCTATGAGTCTATAAGAGCCACACAACGTCCTGAAGAGCAACGTCAGAACCTTGCGCTAGAGGAAAGACTATTAGGTCAAGGTCGTTTAGGAATCTCTACAGACGCTTACGGAGGCACTCCAGAGCAGCTAGCAATGGCTAAAGCACAGGCTGAAGCAGGTAACACAGCTTCTCTGATGGCTCGTCAGCAATCCAATACTGAACAACAACAAGGATTGCAGAATTTAATGAGTCTGCAAGGTGCTGATCAAGGTGCAGCAGGGTTTCAACAAGGGCTACAACAAGGTAATTTTAATCTAGGTCAAGGTATGTTTGGAATGGGTACTCAAGCTGCTCAGTTGCCTGCTCAGTTACAAGGGCAAGACATAACTAACATGCAAAACATGATGAATGCAGGTTACAACCCACAACAACAAGCTCTTAACATGCTACAGGGTGCTAATCAATCTGCGGGATTTGCTGATATTGGTCGTAGGACAGGTGCTGAACTAGGCTCTCAGTTGAATCTAGGAGGTCTTGAAGGTCGTTTAAACATGGAAGACCTTGCTAACAGACTAGGGCTACAGCGCGACAAAGGCTTGTTAGATGCTGCCTTTGGTCAAAGTGCTACTCCTCTTGAACGAGCGCAGATAGCTAAGTTGTATGCAGAAGCAGGACAAAGCGCCCCTAACACTGGCGGGTTACTTGGTAGTATCTTTGGAGGTTTGTTTGGTGAGCAGACTACAGGTAACTACATGACTCCTACTTATAACAACCCTTTGATACCTTCAAACGCTTCTGAAATTAACATAAACGACTATATCCCTGAAGACTATCTCTCTACAGGAGGAAACCTATAATGGCACGACAAGACATAGCTAACATGCTCACAGGCATGGGTGGCGGTAGCACTCGACCAAACCCTAACATGAGTTCTTCTGACTGGCGTATGGCCTTTGGCGCAGAGCAAGCGCAGGGTCTAATGAACGCAGCAAGATCAACAAGCCCTCAAGAAGCGATACAGATGGGGATAGGCAATCTTGATTTAGAGAGTGTTGGAGGTCTTCAGACTCTTGCTCAGATGCAACAGATTCGTGGAAACCCTGCTGCGGCTGCGAAAACTCTTTCGCAGATTAAGGCTATAAAGGATAAAGAAACTAGCCTTACTGCTCAAGCTGATGACAGAACTGCATTGGCAGATTACCTTAGTCAGACTTACGGAGAAAAAGGTGAAGCACTGCGTGGACCAGTTTTAAGAGGTCAAGTTACTTCTAGTAATTTTGATAAGTTTATTAATGTGTCTGATAAAAAAACACCTAAAAATGTGACGTATACAGACACTACAGGTAAAAGTCAAGATCAGTTAGTATTCTTTGACGAGAAAGGAAATACGTTTGACGAGCAAGGAAATAGTTTAGTTCTGCCAGATAATGCTAAATTAACCACAGTAGGAAAAACGCTACAAGACGTTCGTCAGGGAGTATCAGAGTTCACAGATAAAGAAAAAGGGGTTGTTCGTAAAGATATTATAAACTCAAGAACACGTATCAAACAACTAGAGGTTATATCTGACGAACAGGTTGACAAATACTTAGGGTACTTAGGCAAATCTAAAGCAGCGTTAGGGCGGGGGCTAGGTCAGTTAACAGGCTTGGGTGGTGACGCAACTAACAAGTTTATTGAAGATGTTACAGGCACTAACCTTCAAGAGTTTGCAGGGGAGCAAGGTGTTTTATTTGGTAGTTTAGAGCGATATTTTAACAAAAAGAAACACGATGTTACAGGGGCAGCAGCAGCAGTGGCTGAGTTAAAAATGCTCCGCAGAGGTATCCTAAGCGGTGAAACTTCTCCTTCGGTTGCAAAAGCAAAACTTAGAGAAATCATAAGCCTAGAAAATGACAAGATCAATGTCAACTTTGCTATGTTACAAACTGGAGGACTAGACTACGGAAGTTACTTTGACGAGGAAACAAAAGTTTCTAATTCCTTGGAAAGCAACTCTAATCTTTCTGTGGGGAGTCAAGAGAAAGCAAGATTGATAAGGGAGATAATAAAGGAGAAAGACGAATGAGTACTCAACAAGAACAACTTAGAGAAGCTTTGTCTTCTTTTGACGAGAAAACTCTAGTTGAGACTTTTGGAGAGGATGAGTTAACTCGCATAGAACAAATTCTTTCTATTCCAGACGCGCTTACACAGCAGAACGCTATAGACCAAACACTAGGTCAGTCACCTGCTCAAGCGTTGCCTCCAGAAGCAGAGCAAATGTCTCCAATTGGTCAGACTATTGGTGGAGCTATAGCACCTATGTTGGGAGGCACTGAGCAAGGTCAGCGGTTAGGAGAAGTTGGTGGAAAGGTGCTTGCGGGTGCGCTAACTAGGAATCCTAGAGCAGTTGAGTTGGGTGGTAAAACTGGTAGAGTTGTTGGGGGTTTGACCCAATCGGCACTTAAAGCTTTATCAGGTGGGTCGTTAGGCTACGAAGGTGAGCGAATAGCGAGAAACACTTTAAACGATGCTGAGTTTAACGCTTCTTTAACCAAAGCTTTAAGAGCAGGCGGTGAAGAAGCTATGTGGGACGTAGCGGGAAATAGTTTAATTAAAAGCGGCTCTAAACTTTGGAGTGCTATGAAGTTTAGACCAAAAGAAGGCGCTAAAGAACTTCAGGAAATGGTCGGAAAAGAAGGAAGTACTCTTGCTTTAGACCAAGTTGTTGATAATGGAGTGATTAACTTTCTAGGGGAACTGCTTAGAGGGTCTAAACTAACCGCAGGGCCGTTTGAAAGACTAGCTTCAGAGCAAAACGAAGTAGTTGTTAAATACTATGACGATGTAATTGAAGACGTAGCTCAAGCTAGTAGAGCCTCGTTAGAAGAGGGCGGTGTTGGCCGCTTAGTTAGACATGCCATAAAAGACGGGAAGCGTTTACATGGCGAAGCGGCAGGTGTTATGTTTGATGAGCTTGACAAAGCTGTTCAGTTTATAGCTAAAGAATCAGATGCTCGTATTATTAAGCCAACTTCGCCTATCCCTGAAGGCTTTGAAGACGTATTCTCTGGGCCTGAGTTAATTGCGATGAGAGCAGGACAAATACCAGAGAAGGTTATTAAGTTTAAGCCGCCTGTCTCTGTAAAAGTTCTTCGTAAAGATATGATTGATTTAGCAGCAGAGATAGCAAACAGAGGAACTGTTGATCCTACTGGGCAAGGATTAGCTTTAATTAATGGATTGAGCAAAGGCTCTAAAAACCTGTCGTTTAGAGACGCGCATGAGCTAATGTCAGAGCTAAAAAGACTACAGAGAGATAAGACTTTTACTGGCCCTTCTAAAACCAGAATCCCTAAAATGATCGAAACTCTTCAAGACTCTTTTGACACTGCTGCGGCAGGTTTGCCTAGCGACCTTAGTAAAGCTTATAAAAGAGCTAGGACTTTTAGTAAGATGGGCGCTAACAGGTTTAATGCTACTTTCGTACAAAGCATTGTTAAAACCGAAAGCCCTTCTACAATAGGTAAAATGATAGCGCAGGCTTCTCCTGAAGATATTATAAGGCTAAAAAAGGTTCTAAGTTTAGCGAAAACAAGACAAGGAAAGGGTGCTGTAGATTTGTGGCCTAAAGTGCAGGCAGGTATTTTAGAGGTTATGTTGCCACAAAACATGGATCAGTTAGCCAAGACTTCTGCAATGGGGGCAAGAAACACTAACAGAGAAGTTCGAAGTGTTCTAAAAGCTTCTTTAGGCGCAGAAGGCTATAAGAAACTAGATAAAGGTTTTACATTGGTAGAACAGCTTCTTAAATCACAAGCTACAAAAGGAAACTTTGCAAACAGACAGGCGGGAATGTTGCTTGCGGGAGGAGCTGCTCTTGGTGGTGGTGTTGCCACAGATACAGTACCTGTTAGTGTAATGGCCTTTCTTATTATCCCGAAGATGATGGCAAGAGCTATGACTAGTAAAGGGTTTATAGAGGCTCTAACCACAGTCGCTAAAGCTCCTAAAAAAGAAGGTCGCGGTTATTATCTAGCTTTAACAAAATTATCCACCATCATAGACGATGTGTCGCGTGAAGTACAAGATGAAGAGCAACCACAACAGCAGTAACAAAAAAGCCCTATAGAGACAACTCTATAGGGTTTTTGTACACTACAGTATACATTGTAAAGTATATGAAACAAATTACACTATCTCACAGGCTCCACCGACACAAGCTAATTCCTGGCTACCAGTGGTGTTGTCTTCCATCTCAAAGTTTCCAAGGTCTTCCCAATCTACATCAACGGGCATAGCTGCAAGTAACTCTTCATACTTCTCTGCTGTTATGTCCTCATACGGAGCTTGCTGATATACATGGTCGGAATACGGCAACAAACTTATACCGCTACAGAGATCAAAGTTTTCCCATATCCACTGTGCTACTTGCAGGAACTCGCTGTCTGTGTAATAAACTGTAATGCTTGGTTTATGTTCACACCAATGGTTCTGGTAAGCTTTCCAAAGTTTTAGCTGCTCCATAGCTCCTACTTCGCTGACAGTGGTACACTTCTCAGGAGCTTTGACAGGGAAGCTAAAGACTGCTGACGTTGGTGACATAACGTCTTGCTCTACTGGGAATCCTTTGTCTTCCATGAAGATTGCAAGCGGGTCTTTCTTATCGCTACGTACTCTGCGAATATAATGCTTAGAGAACCTAGGGTGTATACCACTAGCAGAGTCAACAAGCTGAGACACAGTACCAGACGGCTTAACACACGTAATAGCAGCAGACTGATTAATACCAAGCTTCTCAGCCCATTCCTTGTTAGTGTCAACAGCAACATCTCTTACTTCCTCTAGCCACTTAGCTAAGTCCTTCGACTCTCCCTTGCCCAACAGCCAATGATCCATGATACCCGTCATGCTTACGCCCAGTAGTGCCTCTTCCGCTGTGTTCTTCTTCCATACACTACGTAGGTATCTAAAGTCCGTTAGCGTGGCTTGTAGTGTGCCTATGATCGCTGCTATACGTGCCTTCTTCTTCAGTGTATCTAGTGTGTCATCACCACGTACAACAATCTCTGACAGGTTACAGAACTGATTACTGCGTAGGATGATCTCACTGCAAGGGTTAGTACCAAAATCCTGGTCAGCATCCCTACGTCCGTTCCTAGCTGCTATCTTCTGTGCCGCTACACGACTAAAGATACCACGCTCACCTGCCTTAGACTCGTACATGTTCTGCATCTCACTAAGGAAGGACTCGAAGTCAGGCTTCTCAGTGTACGCTACGCTGTTGTTAGCGAGTCTACGATGCCCTTCTAGCTCCCACCAGTTACCTGACTTAGCCTTTGCCATGCGTGGGTCAGACAAGTTAGACAGGCTGATCAGTGCAGACCTACGTACACCACCAACAACTACAATGTCAGCAATCTTACAGACAACATCGTGACACTCGATAGATGTTAGCTTGCGTCCTGCTGCCTTGGTAAACGCTGCGACACAGAAGTTGAACAGGTCAATCAAAGGCTCTGGGCCAGATGCTCTACCACCAAAGGTCTTTAGTCTTGCGCCTGACACTCTGACTCTGCTCATGTCCCACTGTGGTATCTTGCCTGCGTACAGCATAGCAATCAACTCACGGAAGGCTGAAGCCCACCCAACCTTGCTGTCACTAACAACAATAACACTGTCAGTCTTGTGGAATGTCTCAGCTACGACAGGTAGTTTGGTTATGAAGTTACGCTCAACACTGAAGCCTACACCTGTGCCACACATCAGTACGTACATAAGCTCGTCAAAGCTACGTGGTGAGTCAATGGCTAGGTAGCTACAGTTAAAGCCTGCTACGTTGTCTTTGGCTAGTGCAGGCCCTGCTGTCATCATACAGCGCATACTAGGCATGACTTCTAGGTTGTATATAGCTTCATACAGTTCCTGTCCTTCCTTAACTGTAATCTGCTCACGGTCTCTCCAGAACTGCACGTAGCGAAAGACTGTCTCAGCCCATGTCTCTCTACGACCATGCTCTGGTATCCATCGTGCGTAGCGGCTCTTGTGTATAAACTGTTGGTACTGATCCATCTTATTCTCCTTCGTTTTCAAATTTAAATGTTTCGTTATTTACCTCCTCCGCAACCTTCCATATCGCAAACAGGAAAGTTCTGACAACCTAAGTGTTCTTCCTCATTGTAATCGTCCTCTTCATCACCGTAATTAAGCCTTACAAAAAAGTCATTGTCTTCTACGTCAAGTGCTAGTTTTTGGGAAATAAGACCAGAGACCTGAAGAGATTTAAGAACATCCTCGTAACCTACATCATCTCCAAGTAACCACGCTAACTCTTGTATCGAATTTGACACACTAACTATTTTCCAAGTTGCTTTGTTAAGCGCCATCAGTCAGTCTCCTCATGCTCAAACACCACTACTTGTGTTAGACGGGCTAAGTACCACTGACATTTCTGTAAGTCTTCTACCGACTTGCCCTTGTAGTCGTAGCGCCACAGGTACTTCATGCAATTGCCCTTGAGGTAGCCCTTGAATGCGTGACTAGACATAGATTCTTCTATAGCCTCGATGCACTCTATGTTACCGCTGTTGTAATGCTTGGGCGCACCAACCATATCTTCTTCGTCTTCATCCCAATCAAGCTCAGTAGTGCAATCATCTAAGCTGATCTCAGCAGCCTCTTCCTTCGCAGGTGTTGCCCAAGCTTCTAATCCTACGTGAGCTAGCTCCTGCCACGCTGCTTGTCTTCCCTTCTCTGTCTCCATGTCGTAAGCGGCTGCACTTTCTCTTGCTGCCCTGTCCCACATACTAGGTGTTGCGTCATTTAGTCTCATTATCTAAAATCCTGTTCTAATTCTGCAAATTTATCGTTGATTTTATCGCTAAAGACATCCACCAACTCTTCAGAAGTTATGTTAAGCACTTCTAACAATGTTAGCTCGTCTAATGTCTTTAGCTTCTCTAGTAAATCGTAATAGGTGAGAGCCATGTTAGTCTCCGTACTTCTCTCGTAGATAGTTTATGCTAACAGGCAATTCGTCACAGCCTCCGTTAACCACTTCATTTAACAGCCACACACCTGACCAACTTCCATTAGTCTGAGCGTTTAAGTACTCTTCATCGTGTTGATAGAAGATGCCAGAGAACAGTCCTATAATGTTAGTGCCGTCAGCTTTACGAGCGTAGGCGATGTCTCTGTCCTGAACATGACCCATGATACACGACATAAACTTCTTAGACAACATGAGTTTTGCGCTACTGACTGGCCTGCCCATCACACCACTGGTGAAGTAGTGGCAGTAGGCTATCTCGTCAATGATGATAGGCTGTAGGAACGGTACAACTTCAAAGCCCATCTCCTCTAACATGAGGTCTTCGTACTTCAGAAGCCCGTCTAGCTTTGGGTCTGACTCAATAGCTCTCTCTATACGGTACTCATGGTTGCCTAGCGTGAACACTAAACGAGGATTCCATTGCTTGTGTTTGTTACGGACTAGGCGTTCTTGCTCACGCTGTATAGGCTCTAGGAACTTACGCATAGCGTTAATGCCTGCATCAACATCATTGACGTAGCGTCTGCCTTCAAAAGACTTCTTACCTACGTCATAGCTGCTTAGAGAAGGCATGTCCCAGTGATCGCCTATGTGGATAATAACGTCAGGCTTCTTCTCTGCTGCGTACTCGCCTGCCCAACGTAGGTGGTCTGCTCTATCTCCTGGTTTTACCTGTGTGTCTGGTATCACTAGATGCTTAGTCATTGTAAGAAACCTCGTTGGCTAAGAACCAAGTTACGCATAGTCTGTTACAAGCTTTACAGGTACGTGCTTCGCCTTGTGTAACTATTCCTCTGTGCATTAGATCAGGAAGTCTACGACTAAAACGCGCTCTCTGTTGGTGTACGTCACCGCCACCTAAATCAGCCAGTTCTCGACTAGTTAAACCTTGGTTATCTGTTAATACTGATAAAACAAATTTGCTCTGTGCATTTAACGCTCCAGACTCTACCATTTGTCTAGCCGCTTCTCTGCTTGTTTCAGGGTCTGTTCTTCTTGATAACATATCTAATTGGTTCATTTCTTTTTCCTTCTCAGTCGTTCTGCTGCTGTCTTAGCAGCGTGACATTTATAACACAGCACTTGATAGCCTG